ATTTTTTTCTAAAATGCCTTAATTGAGCAGAAATAGAAGCCGGTGGTTCACTAATTAAATCAGCTATTTCAGGCAATGTTCTATACTTACCATCTTGCATTAAATTAAAAATTTTATGGTGTTGACCACTTAACCTTTTATAATCTCTTTCTTCAATGTAATCACTTCCGACAAAATCTAATACGTTTTGCATATTATTTATTTTTTGGTTTGAAAATAATTTTTATCAATTTCTCCTCCATCCATTTTGTTGGGATAGACCAATATGTCGTCATCGTAGAAGTTCCGCACCATGCCGTTGTGGTATAATATGACTTTCCAAACAGTGTTGATGTCACTTCCGTAATCGAGCCATGCAATTGCTTTTCCATATCCTAAAGGGGTTTCTACTTTAATAGTATTTATTAATTCGTGTATGTACATTAAAATTGATTTTCTTCTGGTTTATTACTTGATAATAATTGTAAAGATGTTACTCTAGCGTGTAATTGAGCTACAGTTTCTTTAGTTTTATCATTTAAATATGTTTTAGCTTCTGGCTTACCTTCCATATAAATCAAAGTACCCTTTTTAAGATAGTTTGATACATTTGTTTTGTCTGTCCAATAAGCACATGAAACCCATGTAGTTTTATCTACATCTTCACCTTGTTGGTTTTTAAACTTTTCACTGTAAGCCATTGAGAAATTAATCACTGTTTTACCATTCACTGTGTTAACTACCGCATCTTGTCCTAATCTTCCGATTACTGAAATTCTGATCATTTTTTTGTTTTTTAATTATTAAAATATTACTTCTCCGCCTTCTTCATCTTTGTATGGAAGCCATGATTGATTAGCTTCTTTTCTTTTCCAAAATTCAAGATTTTTTTTATTCAACATCTCTTGTATAAAATCCCTTCCTTCAATAAAAAATCTTCTTCTATCCCAAATATACTCAACCATTATAAATCCTTTTCTACCAACACTTTTCTTTTTAATTTTCTTTGAATGAAACTCTGCTACAGGGCTACTTGGGTCTGTCTGCGCAAATGGTCTATGGTAAACGGTAATGTTATCCATTTTATTATTCCACATAGCACCATCATTAACATCAAATACATCAGGACACTTGTAGTTATTAGTCCTATCTCTTTCCATTAATTTTGGATGCGCAATAACCCAAAAATACACATCATTTTTCTTTGCAAATCTTGAAAAATCAGCTAATAATGTTTCCAAATACTTATCAGTTCTGCCACCAAAACCTTTATAATCATTGGTCATTTGGTTAAACGGATCAATACAACAAAAATCAACCTTCTCTTGCACAATTAACTCCAAGAACTTTTCCTTGATGTACTGTGGAGTAGGCGAAAGCATTTCTGCGCTAATGTAAAAAATATGCTTAGAAATAAAATCATATGCTGCCTCGTAAATATCATTCGCTGGTCTATTTGGATTAAAAGGAGTACACTCACAACCTAAAAGCATCTCAACAAAATCATGGAAATATTCTTCAGCAGGCGTATCTTCCGGAGAAAATGTAGCAATTTTTTCGCCATACATGATGATTCGACTAAGCAATTGAGATTTTTGCCAAGCTGTTTTTCCATAATTACCAATACCAGTAAGTAATGTAATCTCACCTCTTTTTGGTTTAAAAAGATAATCAAGCTCTTTTACACCAACTCCCATAACTTTATCAAAACCATTTTGATTGATAAGCAAAGCTTTGTCCTTTACATCAATCCCATATACCACATCTTCAACCCTGTAATTATCCCCTTTTTCATCTACAAATTCCTTTTTAACATCAATTTCATAATTGGTGGTTTTGTTTACTAACTTTTCCTTTTGAAGTATAGCTGAACCAGCAATAGCCCTATTTGCCCTATATCCGCTCTTTACAGCCCCTCTCATCTCCGACATAGTAAAGTCATTACTCACTAAATATTCGGTCGCTATGAGGCTTAAAGCGGCCTCCTCGTTGATTCCAAACCTACAACACGCAGATGCCAACTTAAAAATGTAAGTATTTCGCTCTCCAGTCACAAAAGCATCGTTTTTATTCGTAAGCCACTTGAGTATTCTACGAAAGTTCTCGGAATCGTCAATTGTTTCAATTTCGTTGACTACAACCTTTTCAATTTTCTTAGCCTTTGTAAAAACCACAGCTTTTTCGTTAATGTAAATATCTGGATCAAAACTTTCGTAACAAACCCTACTTACATTGATTCCACTACGGTCAATTTCTGGAAATACCTCTTGAAGCGATTGAAAATGCTCTCTGTGCTTTTTACCATCTGCTATTTTAACCAAAGCTTTTAATCCATTACCCGATGGGCTAACCCAACAAGCATAGACAAAATCCTTTTGAATTATTTCAGTCTGCTTATCCCTCAAATCAGAAATATCATCAAAATCTAAAACTATAAATCCACTATGTGCAACCAATTGCTCATCCTTTCGATCTAATCCAAATTTACCACTAAAGCAAATTGATGGTAAATTTAGTTTAAGCTTACTAGCTTTTTCCTTATCCAAAGCCAATCTAATATCCAAAACCAACCCCTTACTTGCACCTAACTTAATCCTTTCAAGTGCTTTGTCAATAGTTATAAAATGCGGTTCCTTGCTAAAAATGTTTTTAAAAATAGTAGCTATCATCTTTTATTTGTTTAGTTGTTCAATCCTTTTTGAGTAATTTATAAAATCTTGATTTTGATGTAATGAACCGCTTTTTGGTGGCTCTGAATTTGATTTATAAGTTTTTTTAAGATGTGGAAATGTATTTTTTATTTTTGATTTCCAAGCTTTAATAGGTTTCCCATAACCATCTTTCCAACCTAATTCTGTCCAAGTTTCATATTTAGCTTTTAAAGAAAATTGGTATTCATCAAAAACGGAATTCATATCTTTTTCAATAAATTCTTTACAAAAACATAAAAATTCTTCTACTGTTGGAATTTCATTTTTTTTACTCTTTAGTTCTAATTTATCCTTATCCATAACCATAACCATATCCTTATCCATATCCATACGCCCTTCCAAGGGGCTTATAAGGGGCTTATTTCTTAAATTATACTTATCAAGCAATATAATTACAGAATTGTGAGATCTATTTTCTGGATTAAGTCCAGATGGGTATTGAAATTCTACAAATGATGGTATAAACCATTTATTCCCTTTGTCAAAAATTATAATCTTTTCATCAAAAGTTTTAATAGCTTCTTTTATATCAATTTTTTCTCCTATTCTTATCTGCGCTACGTCAATATCAACTTGCCATATACCTGCATGGTCGCAATCATCACAAATATATAGCCAAAGGAGCTTATAAGCCCCTTGTAAGCCCCTTATAAATGGTTTTTTCCACTTTTCAGTATCAGTAAATCTCTTAGCCATTTTTTTATAATTAATCGTTAGTAAAATCAGTTCCCATTGCTTTGTTTACCTTTTCTAGATTATCATCTGAAAATTTCATAATCCTATGAATTAAGATTCCGTACAAAGTGCCATATGGTACTCCTGATTTCCTTGCAAGCCAAGCTAGTGGCCTTTCTTCTTGCTCTAAATGTAGCAAGATAAGGTCTTTTACATTTTGTTTTTTCATAAATATTTTGGTTGAAGGACAAAGTAAAGAAGTTTTATTTATATAAAAAAATATTTTTCCCCAATTATTTTTTAAAATTTATTTTGTGGTTTAATTAAATTAATTATCTTTGCTAAAACAAATAACCTATGACAATAATACTTTCAATAGCTATTTGGGAATTACTTAAAATATTATATTACAAATTAATTAATAAATAATGGCATATAATAGTACAATAATAACCAAGAAAAAGCGTTGTGTTAATTGTGGTAATATTGATTATTGGTTTTCAAAGAAGATGTGTAAACAATGTGCTACATTACATTCTACGCAAAAAAGAATGGAAGAATTTGAAGATGACACAGAGAGTTTCCAAAATCTTGTCCAAGACCTTGACCATGTATTTAGCCAATACATTAGAAATAGATATGCAGATAAAACAGGCATAGTTGAATGTTATACTTGCGGTAAAAAACATACAATTGCAGAAATACAATGTGGGCACTTTATGGGTAGATCTAATTTAAGCACTAGATGGCTAGAACAAAATTGCAGACCACAATGCATGGAATGTAATTATTTTAAAACTGGTAATATAGAAGAATTTGAATATAAATTACACGAAGAAAATGGAGCTTTAGTTGAATATCTTAGAGAAACGGCTAGGCAAACAGCAAAACCTACAAAAGATGAGCTAAAAGGCTTAATCTTAGAATACAGGGCAAAGCTAAACTTGGTAAAAAAGAAATTTATTGAAAAATAATTTGTATTTTTACGGTGGTTATCATAGTTTGTAGATTTGTAGTTTTCTGCCCCATGTTTTAGAATGACATGGGGTTTTTTATAGCTCATAAATGAGCCGATTGTCGCTCAAATACGGCTCAAAGTTGTCTAATAAAGCAACTTTTGTGATTGATAACTTTACTATTAGCGAACTTATGTAACCAAATTGGGAACATTTGCATGAATTTTTCCGAATTATTCATGCATATTTTACACAATATGTTAAATAGTTAGGTTATAATATGTAAAATGTTGTAATAGAATTAGGGCAGATATGTTACTGATTTATATATACTTGTAACAAAATTTGTTAATTGTTGGTAGTCATACTACGCAAGTGTTCACATTTTTAAACCTTTCACGAATTCGTGAACATCACAAATTGTGTAACATTAATACACTTATTCGTACGATAATGTGTTATTAAAGTAACATATAGGTATTGTTATGTTAGTTTTAATGGATAAAGTAAACCGTAGAAACGGAAGGGGGATTACTTGTTAAACCTTCTATGCGTATGAAATGCAAATAAATTAAATTTTTTAAATTAATTAAATTAAATTAATTTTGTATCAAAAAAAATAACATGGCAAGAAACATTTCACCAGATTCGGTTTCTAGTAAAGTAGCCGATCTAAAATTAGGAGAACATCTTAGGTTAGATAATCCATATACTTCTGTAATGGTAATGGTATCTAATTTAAAGAAAAAAGAAATACATAAAGACAAACTATTTAAAATTACAGCTACTGACAACGCAACTATTGTTAACAGAATAAAATAAACTACTATGCATATACAAACTATCGTTTACCAAAGAACATTTAATTTAGGCAACTATTCTTCTGAAAAAATTGGTGTTGAATTTGCGATTAACCAAGGCGAATCAGCAAACAAAGCATTAGACATTGCTAGGGATTTAGTAGAAGAATACCACAAGCAAAATGTAATAAGATTAAAAGATTTAGGTGACTTTTATCAAGAAGTTCCAGATGAAATTATTCCTACTCAATCTAAAAAATCTTTAGCTGAAAAAACCATAGAGTTTATAAATTCTTGCAAAACAAAAGAAGAATTAAAAGCTTGGGAATTAATGGCTAAAAATAATTCTGAGATATTGGAATGTTATAACGCAAAATTTAAATCTTTATAATTATGAATTGGAATGAAACACTAATCAGAGCAAGCTCTGTAGGATATTTAATGACTGAGCCTGTTACTAAGGCAGACAAAGAAGCAGGCGTACTTTCCAAAACAGCACAAAAACATTTGCTAGATGTATATATTTCTGAAAAGTATAATAGGAGAAGAGATATTCAAACAAAGCAAATGAAAAAAGGTATTGAAGTAGAACAAGAATCAATTGATTTATTGTCAATATACTTGAAAAAACCTTTTACTAAAAATACGGAAAGATTTTCAAATAAATACATAACGGGTTTGCCAGATATTATTGATGATGGTATTATTGATATTAAATCTAGTTATGATCTATGGACATTCTTAGGTAATATTCCTGATAAGCTTGACAATTTATACTATTGGCAAATGATGTCATATATGTGGCTTACCAATAAGAACAAAGCTACTATTGCTTATTGTCTTGTAAATACTCCAGATAATATCATACAGCAAGAGAAATATTATTTACTTAAAAAGATGGATGTGATTTCAGAAGAAAGCCCTGAATTTATACAAGAGGCAATGAAGATAGAATTTAACATGAAGTTTGATGATATTTTAATGGATGAAAGAATATTGATGTTTCATGTTGATAGAAATGAAGATGATATTTTACGAATTGAAAATAAAGTTCTAAAAGCTAGAATATTTTTAGAAGAATTAGAACAAACCCATTTAAAATTTAATAAATAATGGGGGCTAATATTATAAATGCTATTCAAAATTTAAAAATGGCTCAAGAGCAATTTGATGATTTTTGCAGACAATACCGAGATAGCAAAGGAGAAAAATTATTTAAAATGTATGGAGATAAAATAAAATGGATATTTAATGATATTGTTACCCACCCATTTATTACAGATGATGTAAGGGATGGCATTAAACACGAAATAGCAAGTGATGTTTATGCAGTTCCGGCTATATTAGAAAAAATAGCTTTATTAAAACCAGAGCAAAGAGAAATAATTGAAGATGTAATTGATGCGTATATATCAGGAGAAACTGTTAAAATAGTTGATATTAATGAAATTTAAAATAAACAAACATGGCTAAAAAAGAAAAAGCAAACATTCC